TCAGGGATTGCCGCTATGACACCTGTCATCTCTAATGACCTCGTTGGTTTTCGTTGTGCTACTTGACCTATCTGGCCGTTGCCGTGTTCGTAATGGTTGCAGCCCCCAGAGAAGCAGACTGCATGCCCATCACTATAGCGAGCCAGATTGTCCGATGAGCCACACTTGGGGCATGGCTCATGTTGGACGAATGTAGACTCTACTGCCACTAGAAGTCCTCTCCGCCTTCCTGCTCCGCTACTTCCAGCACCTTGATCTTGTTAAGGTACGTGCTGGTGCCGTGTACAGGGTGTGGCTGGCCTTCTGCGTACATGATACGCACCTTAGACCCACGACCAATGCGACCCTTGAACGGGTTGCCCTCAGCGTCCATCACTGGTACATCGTACTTGGTACTGAACTTGCGCTGCTTGACTCCTTCGTACTCGCGGAGCTTGACACCTGAACCAGCCAAGGTATCTGCTGTTGGTTCATCCAAGCTGAGAACCAGAGAGAACTTCCCGGTGGACTGACCCTGATACATCTCATGCTCGTCTAGGTTTTCAAATGCTACTAAGCCTTCTAATACTGCCATGGTTACTACCTCTCGTTGTTGTGACCCCTAAGGATCGTTTGGTTAATACTTTAAAGATTAATAAATAATTTATCCCTTACTACCTGAGTATTGTATCAGGTATTGAAGAGAACGTCAAACTCTTTCTCACTTAATTGTCCAATACTGTCATGCATCGCCTCATCACTATGCGACAGGCAGATATTACACAGGTCTAAATGTATCCCGGTCTCCTTGTCGACCTTCTTTAGTTCATACTCATTCAGTATCACGTCACACGCTTTGCATCTACTCATCTTGGAATACCTCTCTGTATTGTCTAGTCATAGCGTCATAGGGATTGCTGTAGTACTCGTCTCGCATCTGCTTTGTGACCCTCTGGGTTAGCTCTGAGAGCGTCATGCAGTACACCTGATACTCTACCAGCTCGTCTACCATAACGTGCGCCTGTGGCTCTATCCAGTCGTTCTGGGTGTACTCATAGCCCAACATATCTTCTTTGATCCTACTCATTCGTCAACCTCCTCGTAAACACGGCCATATGATACCAGACACAAGGGCAGATGTAAAATGACACCCTGAAACGGCATGGTTTCTGTGTTGCCTGTGCTTACATTGTAGACCCATACCGGCCTACTGTCTGGGAACTCAAGGTCAAAACCTACGCCCAGTCGATACTCTACACTCAACACCCTGTTAAATATTATCATTGGTTTTCGCCTGTTGTTTTTCCAGCCATTTGTCGTCGCCTATTATATCCGCCAGTGCCTCATCAATCTCCCACTGCTGCATGGGTGGATACTCGTCGTCGTCTAAGAGATGCTCGTCTCCGTGATATTCGTTGTTTCTCATATAAAATACTCCAGTATGTTATTAGTCATTAGCCAAAACACGCCTTTATGTGCCGCTATTACAATGGCTGTCAGTGTAGACCAGCCCACTATCTCCGCAATTAAAGTATCCATGTCCCAACCCCATAGCCTATGGCAAAACCTACCACCGTGCCGATTATGTACCATTTAAGGTAAAAATACAAGTCATTCATGGTCAGGCCCTCGCTCTACCATTAGCTGCAGCGCAGCTGCCCTGTCATCGTCCAGACTGCGAATCAAATCCTGCAGCACCTGAGTTTTGACCTCATTAAATAAATTGTCAGAGCTGTCCATATTGTCCAGCTGTGCCTGCAGCTCATCTATCCAATCACCTGCCCGCTGGAAAAACTCTGGGGCATCGCCATTGTGAAGTGCTGTCTTGGTGGTACTTATCTCCACCCAGTCATCCCATTTGCTCATCATTTAACCCTCGTAATCGTATATTCCTGAAACCCTGAGGCGCGTCCTGCTGCATGCGCCTCCGCCATTGTAGCATAGTATTTGCTGTAATCAAACGTGTAGTAATAGACCCTGTACATTATGCTTCCTCCTCCGGCATTTGTTCCGTGATTGTATCACATAAATCCAGCGCCTGCTGCATTAATTCCTGTGCCTGATCCTCGCGTCCAGATACCAGCATTACCGCCATTAACTCCAGTTTAAACCTGATTACTTCGCCTTTAGTTTTCATTGTGTCACCTCTCAAAAGTCTTGAATAATTATACCGTATTTAAACTCTATTACTGTTGTATGTTCTCGCAGATCGTCCAAGCTGTCAAGCTCTGTGCTGCTGTATTCTTCTTTGATCTCCTCAAAGCTCTCGTACTCTGTGAAGTCACAGCACAGGCCTATAACGTCAAGCTCAAAGTCCTCACCTGTGTCCCGGCTGTAGTCCTCAAGGTACTCAAACAATGCCACCAGCGCCTCGCGTGTAAAGTTCTCGCGCTCGTATGCTCTGAACTCGTTGACAAAATCATACTCATTAACTGTTTTAATAATCATGCTATTACTCCCATCATCTGTAGGTTGACCCATATTAACACTGTGATACCTAGTATTGCAAATGCTATGCCGTCACCGTATGTCATGCTGTGTGCCTCTGTGTGTTTGTTGTCTTGATGGGGCCATTGTACCGGGATTATCAAGGTTGTACAATTTATTTAAACTATAATTCTTTAGACTATTATTGATCTGGTGAATACCTTACTGCCTACCTTTATATATGCGTGCGCGCATGCGAATACCACAGCACAAGACTTGTGTCAACCTGTGTATTCATACAGTGGTGGTGGATGCCTATGGCTCCAGAGGTATCCTATAGCATACCCACACTTGACCCTGTGGAATCCCATGCAATACCCGTGCCAACATGGCAGCCTGTGGATAACTTGTGGATGCTTGTGTAAAACCTGTGGATAACTTAGGGGGCGGGGGGGCCGGGGGATTACTGGCGTTATCATGGGTACCCGCAGGTATACAAAATAGTAGCAATTTGGAAAAAAGAGTGTATAATTACATTTACTTATGGCTACCTGTGTGCACTATAACTCCTTGTAATACCTGTGTATTCCTAAGATGACATCTGTATAGCCAAAAGCTATTAAAGGGACGGCCCTTATGTATAAATATGTGGACATTAGTAAAGAAAAGACTTGACTTTTGGTTAGAAATGTGGTATAATTTATAGTATACTAAAGAAGATAAAGATTACCTCGCGCCCTTAAGTATCCTTAAGCATCGTTAGGATTGATCTTTTAATAATAATTAAAGAAACAAACTAAAGTATACTTAAGTATCCTTAAGTACTAAGGGAAATACAATGAATACTAAAGAATCTAAGGAGCGTCAGCCCGCAAAGCGGGTGGGGCGACCAAAGAAAACAGCAGTTGTGTCAAAAACCAAGGGCAAACGTAACTCAGTAGGCAGGCCCAAGGGTGACGCAGCGGTCATTAACGAATACAAGGCTAGAATGCTGGCATCCCCCAAGAGTAGGAAGGTGCTAGATAGTATATTGTCAGCAGCCTTGGACGATGACCACAAGAATCAAGCAGCAGCATGGAAGCTCTGCATGGACAGGTTGTTGCCTGTTAGTTATTTTGAGAAGGATAAGGCCAGCGGAGGCAAGAGTGCCATCAACATCTCCATTACAGGTGTTGGCGGTGAGACTACAGTGATCTCTGGCGGCCCAGAAGAACCCATTGAAGGGGACTATACAGATGTATGATATAAATCAAGACTTAGATTACTTTACTAGGGAAGAGTTTGCTTGTCAGTACACTGGCGAGAATGAGATTAGTGACAGGTTGTTGCTGAAGTTAGATTTGTTACGTGCTAGATGTGGGTTCCCCTTCGTTATTACGAGTGGTTATAGAAGTAAAGACCACCCCATAGAAGCTAAGAAAAAACAGGAGACACCCGGAACCCATGCCCAAGGCATTGCAGCGGACATTAAAGTTACAGACGGTATACAGCGGTTTAAGATTGTTGAGGAGGCTATCAAGATGGGCTTTTCAGGAGTTGGAGTTGCTGGTAGCTTTGTGCATGTTGACATCCGCGACCTTGACGGTAATGAGTCTCCTGTAATGTGGACGTACTAGCTTGACTGATTTAGCAGTTGAGCTGTTACCTTGGCAGCAAGAAGTCTGGGAAGACACTACACGCTTTAAAGTAGTAGCTGCGGGTAGACGTACAGGTAAGAGTAGGTTAGCTGCTTGGCGGTTGATCATCAGTGCTTTGTCTGAGAAGAAAGGTCAGGTGTTCTACGTTGCCCCTACACAGGGTCAGGCTAGAGACATTATGTGGCAGCTGCTGCTGGAGCTAGGGCACAACGTCATAGCGTCAGCACACGTTAACAACCTACAGATTAAGCTAGTCAATGGCTGCACCATTTCTCTGAAGGGTGCTGATAGACCTGAGACTATGCGTGGTGTTAGCTTGAAGTTCCTGTGTATGGACGAGTACGCAGACATGAAGCCAGAGGTGTGGGAGCAAATCCTTCGCCCTGCTCTAGCGGATCAGAAGGGTGAGGCGCTGTTCATTGGTACGCCTATGGGACGCAACCACTTCTATGACCTATACACTTACG